AGCGCCAGGTGCGCGCTGATGGCAGCCAGCCACTGATCGCCCGTGGCGCGGTCTGGGGCGACCATGACGCTGTCGTCCATGTAGCGGGCGTAGTCAGCAACCTTGAGGGCGCGCTTGCAGAAGTGATCCAGGCTGTTGAGGTAGACGTTGGCAAATGTCTGGCTCATGAGGTTGCCAATGGGTACACCAGTGGGCTGGTCTCTGCGGGCAAACAGGGTCAGCAGGTGCAGCGTGGGCTCGCATTTGATGACTTTTCGCAGCAATGCTTGCAGCACGTCTCGGTCAATGCTGTAGAAGAATTTGCGCACGTCAACATGCAGCACCCACGCACTGCGCGGTGCGCGCTGCATGGCGGCCTGCAGCCAGTCTGCCGCCTGGTGTGTGCCCTTGCCAATGCGGCAAGCAAAGCTGGTGGGGATGTAGCGGCGCTCAAAAATGGGGGCCAGCACGGCATAGGCGGCGTGTTGCACCACCAGGTCGCGGAAGGCGGGTGCCTCAATCAGTCGGGGCTTGGGGCCGTCTTTGACCCAAAATGTGTTGCATGGCCTGGGTTGGTACGTGCCGTTGACAAGCTCTTGTTCCAAGCGGTACAGGTTGGCACCCAGGTTGCGGGTGAACTCAAACTGTGCGCGGTGGCTTTTCTTGCCCCTGCTGGCGCGCTCGAAGGCGGCGTACAGGGCCTGCGGCGTGCACATGGCGGCGTACAGGTTGCCGTGGCGTTTCATGGTGTAGGGTGCCCCGCGCCAGTTTTCGCCCGCAAAACAACACGGGCCGCAGCGGCTACCAAAGGGCAGCGGGGCAGAACATTTCGGCACAAGCCGCGACGGGGGCTCCCTCTTTGCCAGTCGGCGCATGCCGCATGAGGCTTGCTTGGCACAGAGTCGGCGAAACCAACGTTGTTGTTCGCGTTGGCACGGGCGTTGTTCAGATTGCGGAAACGGCCCCCGGCGTTGCTGCCGTTGTTCCAGTTGCCGCGCGAGATCACACAGAGCATGTCAAGCCCCCACCGCACCACCGGCAATCAAGCCGGTGGGTTTCTCACCCAGGGCGGCGTTGCCGACGCCCTGAAGTTCAGTTTTGAGCCAGCCGCCAATCATGCGGCCCAGCTCATCGATCATGCGCAGCAGCACGGTGAAGCGGTGAACCGCCTGTGCTTGCGCGTCTTTCTTGCCTGCGCTGTATCCGAATAGGCCCAGCTCGTGGGCCAGGTGCACGAGCATTCGCAGTTGCTCATGCCGGATGTCGAGCTGTGTCAGCGTGGTTTTTTTCTGGTATCGCTTTTGCGCCTCGGTGACCAGGTTGTACACATCGACAAACGCCTGCCGAATGCTTTGCGTGAGCGTGTATTTGTGGCAGTTTGGGAAGTGCGCCAGATAGCCCTCGAGCTGCACAGCAAACAGCACCAACTTGCGGTGCAAGCCAGCTTCGGCGTGCATGGACGTGCGTTGTTTGGTCATGGGTGTGGCCCTTATCGCTGTCGCTCAGGGCTTACAGATAAACGGAGGCGGCGAAACCAACGGTGTCGTTCGCGTTGGCACGGGCGGCGTACAGATGGCGGAAACGGCCCCCGGCGTAGCTGCCGCTGTACCAGCCGCCGCGCGAGATCACACAGAGCTGATCGAGTGCGTACTGGTAGTAGAGATCCGTGCCCATGGCGTTGGTGCCTGCGGCAGAGACGCCGCCGCCCTCTGGCATCCCGGCCATTGCGCGTGCGCGGCTGGCGGCACTGGCAAGGCTGAAGACAGCGGCTGCACCATTGCCGTAGCGCTGTGCCAGGCCGTTGTTTGGGTATGCAGTGGCAAATCCCATGGTCACTTCGTCGAACTGGGCTGCAACCCCAACGCTGCCCCAGTGGTCTGTGGCCAATGTGGTGCCCGTTGTGACCGCGGCAATGTCTACGCTTGGCTTGAGCGCATAAAACCGTGCGTGGGTGAGCGTGCCGCCGGATGTGTATGCCGTGAATGCTGTGCCGTCGGTGCCCGTGAGCGCCAGGGTGTTGGCGTTGACAACGGTCAGCGCAAACATCCTGTCGTTGAGCTGCGTCATGCCGACCACACCGCTGATGCGCACCACGTCGCCCGTGGTGCGGCCGTGGCCTGCCACGGTGATTTGCACGGGGTTGGTTTGCGTGGCGGCGGTGATGGCCAGGTTGGTGGCCACCGTTGTCATGCCCGGGTTGATCTTGTAGATGTTGCCCGCCACATCGGTCACGCCGCACGGCTGACCGTTGTGCGTGGTCTTGGCCAACTGGCTGCCGCTGCCAGCGAGTGCGAATGCTGGGTATGTGGCGTTACCTGCGCTGGTAAATGTGACTGCACCTGCGCCAGACAGTGTCACGTCTGCCTCGCTTTTGAGGGCGTTGTTGTCGTTGCCTTTGGGGAAATTGCGCACACCTGTTGCATCAAACCAGGCGCACCAGGCTGCGCTGGTGGATGCCTGGGCATGGGCTTCGCTGAGGCGGCACAGCGCGTCTGCCTGGAACACGGTTTCCGGGTGGAACTTCGGACCACGTGTGCGGGCCGCATTGAATGCACCGTGGTATGCGTTGGGTGCACCGACAGCGGCAAAACCCACCTGCCCCGCAGCCGGGCTGGACACCATTGGCTGCACGCCCTGGATGCTGCTGGCCACGCTGCCGTTTGCGCTGCAGTCGAATTTGTCTCTGAAGAAGCCGGGCTGCGTCACGCCGCCGTTGATGAATGCGCGGTGCAGGTAGAAGCCTGCAGCGTTGGCGGTTGCTTCGTCTGTGTGCGCAGACGTGGGGGCAACGCAGATTGTGTTTGCACCGTGCAGTGCGTAGCCGGGGTCTGTTGCGTTGCCCAAGCGGAAGCGGAACGCTGGGATCCATACCATCACCGAGCCATCGGTGTAGCGGTAGTTGCCGTAGTTTGAGCTGGCAACGTCGGCATAACCGGGCAGTGGCGTGAAGCCTGCTGGCAATGCAGGACAGATGCCCGCACCGAAGCCCGCAGCGCCTGGCGTGCCGATGTTGTTGATGGGTGTGCCGATGACTGCGCCCGTGGGTGTCACGAATGAGCCATCCGGCATGGCGGCAACCACGCCTGCTGCGCCTGCTGAGCGCTGCGCGCCTGTCAGTTTTGCGAAGCCGTGAGCGGCCAGCTGGCCGAGATCAAGCCCGCTCATTGCCGCACCCACTTGGTTTCACCAGTCAGCACGCCAGCTGTGTAGCTGTATGTTTTGACCCAGGTGGTGGTGCCGTCGGTGGCGGTGTCTGTGGTCAGCAGGCCGTTGGTGTATGCGTAGGTGTGGGTGCAGGAGTCTGGGTTGAACGCCTGACCGGTGCTGTCAAAAGATGCGAAACGTACTTGCAAAGGCGCAGCACGCAGCTGCGCATCAGTCAGCGCCTGGGCACCCACAATTTCAAGGTTTGCGGCCAAAGGCGCACCGCTGAGGTCGGTTGCTGTCGTTTGGTTGCGCCACACAGTGCTGACAGTGGTCGGCGCAGCGCTAACATCGAGCACTTGCGTCGCTGTGATCGTGTCACCGACAGATGCACCGGCAAATGCTGTCTTGCAGTGGTAGGTCGAGACGACAAGCTCTCGGTCTCGGCCGCCGAGCAATTGCGGCTCCCCGGTTGAGGGGTCAATGATGACCACGCCCTCCGGCTTGATCGGGCTCTGCGAGCCAGGTTTTGTGACGAAAACGGTATGCATGTTTACAGCTCCAAAAATCTGAGGGTGATGGCGTAGGGGTCGGTGTCGATGGGGTTTGCGTAGTCGATGACAGGTGCTGCGCTCAGTGGCCCGGCCTCGTGGTTGAACACGACTTGACGGCTGATGCCGCGAAGGCCCGAAAGGGTCATCTGCAATCCAGGTTGTGACGCCCACTCGCGCAACGACAACAGTGCACCGCGTTCGCACCACGCGTATGTTTCGCTGCCTTCAAGGGTGATGGGGCGGCCAGCTTGCTTGCTCCAGGCATCGAGCAAAAGTGCGCCAGTGGATGTGTATTCGGCTGTCTGCGTGACTTGCGACCACGTGAATTCATCGGGCCACATAAGCGAATCGGGCAGCTCAAGCACCAATGGCGTGCCGCCCGGACCGGCGGTGGGGTGGGTCAGTGTGAGAAAAATCATGCCGACAACCCCGCTTGCCTGAGTGCAGCAATGAGTGCTTGCGCATCGTCATCACTTGTCGTCTTGACCGTTCTACCGCCCAGTTGCACGTTGTACGTCTTTGCTGCTGTAGGGGCCGGTGTTGCAGGGGAATCGGCTGTGCTGCCCTCGCGATAGGGATCCATGTCGGCGCGGGTTTTCATGCGGTTGGCGTTCAGACTTGCATCACGGCTGCGCGCCATGGATGTGCGCGCTGCGCTGTATTGCTTTTGCAAGTTGATCAGCGCCCAGTCAGTCCACCCGCTACCCATTGCGGATGGGTTATCGCGTGCAGACTGATTCAGCTGATTCAGCGCGGCCTCGTACTTGCGGTCCAACTCATCGACGCTTGATACGCCGCCAAACGCATCAAACGTGCCTGTTGTCTTGCCACGGTCAGCGTTGCGTCGGGCGCTGTCTTCGCTGATTGCTGCGTTGCGCTCAGGCAGGCCGCCAGCTCGGTTGCCATGCTTGTCACCGCTGAGGGACTGCTGCAGCTCTTCGTCAGACATCTTTGCTGCCTTGGCGGCGGCGGCGGCATCTGTTTGAGATTGGGCATACGCTTGCGCAGCGCGTATACCTGCCTGCTGAGCGGCAGCAAGGCCGTCCACCCCGCCTGCGGCATTGTTTGCAGCAGTGCGCATATTGACCAAAGAGTCGGTGACGCCGTTGGTTTCGATCTTGTAGCCGTTGGCGGCAGCCTGCGCTTTCACCCAGAGGGGCGCGATGCCGTTGTTTGCATCAATTGCAGCCTGGGCCGCTTTACCAAAACCTGCGGCAACCTCCCGTGCGCTACCGGTTCCAGAATTTCTCAGGGTGTCGTAGGCATCTTTTGCAGATGTAGCGACCTTTTTCAGCTCAGTGTCTGATGTGATCCCCAGCTTGCGCATGGCCTCTTCTACAGACTGGATGCCGGGTTTTGTGTCTTCAATTTTCTTCTTCAGCAAATCAGCCGCATCGGCAGCTTGCTTCAGTAGGCCGTCGGCAACCTTGTCACCAAGAACTTTTCGCACAGCCTCGATTTGAGCCTTTACGGCTTCCAGGGCTGACAAGGTATTTGCAGTGTCAATGCCACGGCCCAGGCTGGCTGTCAGCGCTGCGGCAACATTCACGCCTTGGGCACGCAACCGGTCTAAGCCATTGATCATGGCCTGCGTGTCGTTGATAGCCGCTGCAGACGCTTTGTTGACGGTACCTGCCAGCAGATCGTACTCAGGGGCTACACGGCGCACCGCTTCACGCAGGGCCTGGTCGGTGATCTGGGCAAGCCGCTCAGCAGCACCTGCAACGCCGGTAAATGCGACCTTCGCATTCGTTTCGAACTTGGACAAGTCTTCGCCATTGAGTGCTTGCGCCCATGCGCCCTCAAACTCTTGCGCGGTGATCTTGCCTTTTTGCAACAGCGCGTTCAGCACGGTGCCTGCATCGCGAATACCAGGAACCGTACTGAGGTCAAAGTCTTTGCCGATGTCGGCAATGGCATCGGCGGATGATTTGCCGCTTTTGCGGAGTTCATCAAACTTCAGAACCAGCGCAGAGCCCGCCTTTGTGAGGCCCAGCAAAGCCTGTTCACTGGCCCTGCTGGCCTCAGCAGCCTGTTCACGAGCCAGTGATGCCTGCTTTTCAGCAGCGGCCAACTCTTTCAGCTTTTGCTCATTCTCTTTCAGGCGCTTGCCTGCGTCGGTGAACGAAGCGGCCCACTCAGTGACAGAGACGATGCCCGCTTTGATCTCGCCAGAAAACAGTGCGACAGTGGCAATCAGCCCAATGGGGCCACCAAGCAAACTGGTCACGCCGCCAATGGCGCGGCCCAGCAGCCCCATTTGTGCAGTTTTTGCGGCTGCGGCGACCGTTCCAGCCGATGTAGAGGCGGTGGCCGCGTTGACAGCGGCAGCAGCCTGACCGGTGAATGTGGCAATTGAACCCCACGCGGCAGCGTTTGCTTTTTGCGCCGCCGTGCTGGCTACCGTGGCCGCCGTGCCAGCACTTTGTGCCGCAGTGCGCTGAGCGTGGGCCGCGGCGTTTGCGGTTTGTGCCGCCGCGTTGCCTGCCGTGGCAACGGTATTGGCCTCGACTGCTGCCGTTGCAGCCAGTGTCTGGGTAGCCCAAC